CTGGCCTTTCCTCAGGTCGATCCCAAATTTCAGGAGTCGGCCCTTTCCGTACTCATCGAACGCCAACTGAAAAGGCATTGCGCCTTCAGATTCTGCGGCCGTGGTACGGTAGGTAGACCAGTTCTTCTCTACTAGCGATATCCTATTGCGGGATACCACCTTGTATTGAACTCTCTGAGGGATGTACTCCCGGGTTTTGCCCGGGTGTTCTGGGATCGTCGCTGCCAACGCGGCAGGCTCGTGATCCTCCCCCATGTGCATCATGCGCATGAGGACATCCCAATAGTTGGTTGCCTTCGAAGAAGGTATCGTCAAATGTCCGCCCACCTTCAGGTGGGGTAAGGACCGCTTTCGACTCCTTTCGAGAGTAGCTCCACTCGTAACCCGTAACAACCTAGGGAGGTCGTTCAGGAATGGCTTAAACTCACCGAGCAGATCTTGTATCTTGATCTGCATCTTCCTCACGTAGACATCCATATCGGGTGCCTGTTCAGGATTGAACATATAGGCCGTGAGGCGTTGGTTTGTGGCGTCACATTGCTGCTCTGACTTGACGAAGGATTCGTAACAAGCCTGAGTACAACGATTGACGTCAGCGAAGTTTCGGCACTTCTTAAAGAAGGCTTCGACCTGCCGAAGTTTAGTCCAGCCTACAGTACTACGTGGTAGGCGACGAGAGGCGGTGGCCAAAGAGGGTAAGTCCTCAGCCTCCAGATCAGACAACACACCAAGCTGGACATCTATGTCCAAATCCTGGCAGCAATCTTCCATATAAGCGGCAGCCATTGCGACTGCTAATTTCATCGGGGTCATCACGATCTCCGTTGGGCTAGTATGGTGGAAATGCGGCTACAGGAGCAGTTGCAAACACTCCAGTAGTTCGTGGAGCTCCATATGGAGCACCTCGGACCCAGAACAAAACCAAGTTAGCATTCCAACTACGGCAGCTATTATGGCTGCTACAGCTGAACGCTTAAGAACTTGGGACGACATCTCGGCGTCTAAGCCTTGATATAGTTCTGGGTCAGGATCATGGCAGCGAACTCATCGCTCGCCACCATTTCGCGGAACAGCGCAAGCGCTGCCGCTCGATCATCCGCATCGCCATTAACCGGACCACGGGCCGTTGCCCCAAAGAACCACTTACGATCAAGCGGATTTCCGTCGACGTCAGTGGTACCGAAGGAAACGTTCAGCTCATTGTGAGCCAAACCATCGGCACCGGTAGGGACGCGACGCCTCTGGACGACGATCGCCGGCTTCACCACAGTATGGCTAGGCGCGGTGTACAGACGCGAGTTTGCGGTGTTAGAGAACACCGTGAGGGCCGTAGTCATAGCGGCCATAATTCACCTCCTGGTGAAGTTAGTTTTGGAAATGTCGTTGCGTTGCTGCTCCAACAAGGATGTCAGAGTTAAAAGCTTCGCGATAGACAGGTTGTGGTTAATCCTCGGGATAAGGGGTGGAGCCCCTGCAGGGATTCGCAGCAGCAACTTCTCAGTTGCGGATGCCGAAAACCCCGAGCATGAGGCATTTGACCAAGGCAACACAGCCGGATTTCCCGGTACCGTAGCCACCTTTGTCTCACAAGCGAGCTGGTATCCCAACGCCGCACTATGAGAATGTGCGTTACGTAGGACGTTCCAGGCCTTAAGCGTATTCCCGATGTTGACAAACCAGTCAACTACCCAGGAGTACGGGATCATCTCGTACAAAGTCACGTACCCGTCTACATATGCATTCGGGAGAGCGTGATAGTACTTGACGGCAGCACGGGCCACCGACTCCAACCGAAATTCTCTGGTTGTGTCAATGTGCACCGTAGCTCCAGGCGCCCCTCCCCAGTAAAGAATGGTCTCTCGCGAGACCGACTGGGTAAAAGAAGTGGGCCCATCCACCTTGCCCCTCGAGATGTTGAGGAATCTCTTGGCCCATGCATCCAGCATGGATTTGATATCCCGGTCAAGTTGCGCATATCCATACTGCGTAGCTAACCATTCATCTGCGAAGGAACCGCGTGCTTTTCCATAATTCCTATGGACAGCGTCACGGAACAAGGCCTTCACACCACCGCGGGAGTAAGAAGCGACTGCTTTTTGAACAGTCTTAAATAACCTCTCACCCACATCCACGGTCATGTCGACCGTTTTATGCATTTCTGCCACCTGCGTACCGACATCCAAGTCGGCGATGCATTCCGCATATGCGTCGATTAATAACGAACGCAGATCCGGCCACTTGCCATTGAAGGCAGCCATCATTCCGTGTATGTCCAATGGGACCGGACAGTCCACGGCGAATTGCTTGGCAGTGTCAATCGTACACAAACTGCTCCCTGACCCCACTTGGTACCGCAAAGTTGCGGTCCCCACGCTATCAATTTGGGATTTCCCCGAATAGCGCTGATAGGGTGTGAAGGGTAGCAGTGCACCAGATCTCTTTTGGGCGTGGAAATTGGGGGTAAGGTGCTTATAGCACTTCTCCAACCTCCGATGACTAACGGCTGTATAGCTGTAACCGTCATTCAACGCCTGACATGAGCTGGGTCCGACAGCGGACTCCGTTTGTAAGTACACGGAGTTCAGTTCGCTGTCGATTAGTGTTCGAAAGGGCATAGGTTTGCTCACTAGGTGAATTACACAGTCCGAGGACTGTGCGTCCCCCATTATGGGGCCTGGCTCGAGTTACACCGTTAGCAGCACTTTGCTGTTACGGCCATACTCCTCGCCAGCTTCGCCTACCTTTCTAAAACCGACCGATTAAGGCCGGAGGAAAGGCTCGGTTCTCCTCGGGCTCTCGCGAGCCCGG